CCCTGCGGCCGGTGGCGGGATGGCACCCGTGCAGACACTCGGAGGTTGATGATGGCCGACATGGACGAGATGCAGCAAACGGCCTTTGTGACTCCCGAGGAGATCGCGCGGCGCAAGAAGGTGATCGCGGCTTTCCAACTCTCCTTCCCCGGGGACGCGGGGTTGACGGCTTTGACGGAGATCGGGGACATCTGCCACTTCTTCGGACCAGCACACACGACGGAGGACATGGCGTTGCAGAACGCCTTCAAGAGCATCCTTCATCACCTGGGCGCGTGGGGGGATGCGGACGGGGACAGGCGCGAGATCATACGCCGGCTGAGGATGGCACCATGAGCGACGCGATGTTCCCCCTGGACTGGAGAGAAGCCCTTGGGGTGAAAAGCGTCGAGGACTACAGCGACCCCGTGTACGTGGGCTACGTGATCGCCGTGAAGGTCGGCTCCGAGGTGAAGAGGGTGGGCGTCAAGATTTCCAGGCGCGATCTCCGCTTCATGGAAGATGCAGAGATGGCAATTCGAGAATCTGCACGCACAGCGATCGACGCGGCAAGAGGGAAGATGGTATGAACAGGATCATGGCCGACCCGATCGTGGGACGCGGACTCTCCAGCCTCGAAGTCAGGAAGTGGGTTGTCGAGTACATCTGCACCGTGATCAAGCCGCACACCGTCTTCGACCTCGGCTGCGGCATAGGGTTGTACGGCGCCTGCGCCCACGTCTGGCACAAGTACAACTGCAAGTGGATCGGGCTGGACGGGTTCCTGCCCTACCTCATGCAGGACCAGGTCAGGCAGTACTACGCTGACCTCATCTATGCCCCGATCGAGCACGTGCTGGACGGGACCATCCACGTCGAGGCCGATCTCACGATCTGCATGGACGTTGTGGAGCACTTCGACAAGAAGATCGCACTGAAGATCCTGGAGTTGCCCGGGCGCATGATCGTGTCCACGCCGCTTTTCCAGTACCCGCAGGAGAAGACCGAGGGCAACGAGCTGGAGCGACACCGCTGCTGGTTCGAGGAGCAGGAGTTCTACGCCACGGAGTTCGGCTACAAGAGGATCTGCAAGTTCCCCCACGTCGCCGAGATGGGGTGGAAGGGCGATATCGCCGCGTTCGAGAAGGGAGAGTGAGATGATACTGAGCGATGAAGTAATGAAGCTGGCCGCAGAGATCGGGATGGGAGAGCAGGAATGCTACGACCTGGGCCGGCAGTTTTTCTCGGTCTACCCCGACAACTGGGAGACGCTGCTCATGGAACGCTTGGAAGCCACCAGGGGCATGACAGCGGAGAGGCGGAAGATCGAGGACCTGCGCACGGTGATCCAGGCGAAGGAAAACCAGTTGCGCGAGCGAAGCCCCGCGAAGACCATCAAGATCCTCGAACGGCGTGTCGCGGAGCTGGACAAGATTCTTGATTCGGAGGCCGACGAGCCGGGCCCCGACACAGAGAAGGGACTCAATACCCCGGACTGGCGCCGGGAGAAGAGCGCCGCAATGGGCGCAGGAGGGTAGATACGTGGTCAATACCAATGCCGTGGCCGTTGTCATGGTCGAGGCCAACAAGTTCATCGACAAGCTGGAACTGGAGACTGGCGTCTTCGGCAAAGAAGACCTGAAGTTCATCGCCAAGTACCAGGCGCAACTGGCTTCGGCGAGGACGAAACTCTCCGACGACCTGTACTTCCTTGGCCTCGTGGCCAAGTGGATGCTCATCAAGAGCGCGAAGAAGTAATGGGCGACGCACAGCCGACGCCTACTCTTGAGGAGCAGGCGCCCTGGACCAGCCAGGTCCAGAAGGAACTGCGCGGCGACGACCTTCTGGCACTCGGCGCGAACCTCAACGATGTGGTGAAGAATGCCCGGGCCCTGCGCACCGAGCGCGATGACCTGAAGAAGAAGGTCGGCCCGAAGCCCGGGGTGCCCGACACTCCCGACGGCTACAAGTTCACCTTCCCCGATGAGGCGAAGGACCTGGTGAAGCCCGAGGATGTGAAAGCGTTCTCTGCGCTGGCCAAGGAACTCACGTTGAACAACGATGAGGCCGGCAAACTCGTCGCCTTCGAGACGGCTCGCACCGTGGCAGCTCGCAAGGCTTACGCTGATCTCCAGAAGGCGAACGCCAAGAAGGTGCGCGACGACCTCCAGACCGAGTACAAGGACAAGGCCGAGGAGCGCCTAGCGGGTGCCTTCGCCCTGGTCGAGCAGCTCGGCGGCAAGGAGCTGAAGGACGAACTGAACGTCACGGGCATGGGGAACAACCCGCTTCTCATCAAGATGCTGGTGAAAGTGGGGTCCTACTTCTCGGAGAAGGGGCTCACCCTGCCGTCAGCGGGCGGGGGTTCGGCGGGTGCGGATGAAGGACCCGACTTGAACGAAGTCTACAAACGGAGTATTGCTACAGGAGCGATGCAGAAAGTGTAAGGCGGGCGTTGCCCGCCGGGCGATTGAGGGACCTCACCTCGTTCGCTGCCAACCTTCTGAGGCTGTCTGGCCCGACCACTTCGGGAAGACCAACCCCCTCAACTGGGTAACAGGAACGCACGGACTGGAACCGAGCGATTCTGAGGGGGTAGGTCATGGCAACTCTTGACCTCTCATCGGTCTACACGATAGTCGATATCGCGAAGACCCACACCGATAAGATTCAGTTGCAGATTTCGACGAACCTCCACCGGAAAAACGGAGTGCTCCGCTTCACCGGCTGGGAGCAGGCGAACCAACTGACAAGTCACATCTACAGCAAGGAAGTCGGGCTGCCCGATGCCGCAGAGCGGGCCATCGGGGATGGTTCGACGGGAAGCAAGGCCCAGGTGGGGCAGGGCACGGAGGCCCTCTCCTACATCGAAAGCCGGTCCGAGCAGGACATCATCATGGAGCGGATCAAGGGCGCGGGATTCAACGCCTACCGCTACGCGATGGACATGATCCACTCGGAGGGCTTGGGCCAGGGCATGGCAAGCCGCCTCTTCTACGGGACAGGGCTCCCGGGCAAGCTGCGCGGCCTGAACGTCCGCTACAGCACCCTGGCGCAGACGGAAAGCGTGAAGAACGCAGGAGGCGCGGTCTCCGTGGCCAACACCTCCCTGTGGGTCCTTCAGCCGGGGTTCGGCAAGTTCAACCTCCTCTACGGGGAGGCTGCAAAGCCGGCGGGCGTGGGCGAGTGGAGCGGCGGCTTCATCCGAATGCAGGACATGGGGCTGGAGTTCGTCGTCACCGTGGCGGCCACCGGTGCGGGACTTCACAAGTACATCACCCTGTTCGACATCTTCATGGGCATGGTCGTCTACGACGGCCGCGCCGTGCAGAGGTTGTGCAACATCAACACCACCACGGGCGCAGGTGAAGTCGATCCCGATCAGGTGATCTGGATGATCGAGTCCCTGCCCGACCCCGAGGGGGAGCGCTACATCTTCCTGAACCGTCAGGCGAAGTACCAGCTTAAGAAGAACACGGTGAACAAGGCCCTCCTGGGGATGTCGCCCGACAAGTACGGGGTCATGCGGGACAACTTCTACAACACCCCGATCGTCCTGACCGAGGCTTTGACGAACGTCGAAGCTGTCGTGTCGTAAGCGAAGGAGGAAGAAAATGGGCGAACTCATAGACAGCAACCTCCGCTTTTCCAGCGATCAGGCGATCACCGCCTCGGCGATCTCCACGAACATCATCGACGGGAAAGCACTCAGGGACATAGCGAGGGGAAATCCGATCTTCCTGAACATCTACCTCACCACGGTCTTCACAACGGCGGCGAACTCGCTGACCATCAAGCTCGTCAGTTCCTCCGGGGCGGACCCCGGGTCTGGCGACGGCTTCCTGGATGTCATGCAGGCCAGGCTGGCCTCGGCCATGCTCACCACGGGCCTTCTGATGCGCCTTGCGCTACCCGAAGGAATCCCGTATGAGCGGCTGGGTTTGTATTACCTGGCGACCACCGCGCTGGTGGCGGGCAAGATCACCGCATTCCTCACCCTCGGTGAGGACAGCGACGTGCGGACGACCACGTAAAAAGTCATGGCAGACAGCGACGTCCAGATTTGCAACATCGCCCTGCGCCGAGTGCAGGGGGAGCCGATCACCGACCTGGTGACCGACACCACCAAGGGCGCCGCCATCTGCCGAACCATCTACGAACCGACCAGGGATGCTGTCCTTCGCGACCATTCCTGGTCGTTCGCTATCAGGCGCCAGGTGCTGGCCGCCTCCACGGACCCGAACCTGACGCAGTTCCTCTATCCATTTGTTGAGCCCGCTGACCCCTGGTGCCTCCTTCCCCTGGTGCTCCTGGACCCGTCGAGCAACTACGCGGAACTCCCGGGGTTCACCTTCCAGGAGGAGGGGAGAATCATCTACACGAACCTGAGCCCCGCGGCCCTGAAGTACGTGGCGCGGATCACGGACGTGAAGATGTTCGACGCGAACTTCGTTGACGCCCTGGCTTGGAGACTTGCCGCTGATCTCATAGGACCGCTGAACGGGAAGACCCTGGTGGAGCCCATGACGATGTACCAGGGAATCCTGAACGCGGCCAAAGGCAACAACGACAAGGGGGCGAAAGAGCCGCCACTGAAGCCGACTTCATGGGTTGATTCGAGGTTCGGATAAATGGGGGTAAGCTACTCCGTAAAGTCATTCGCATACGGGGAGCTTTCGCAGAAGTTTGCTTCCCGCACTGACACCCCTTTCTACATGCAGGGGTGCCGGGAGCTGACCAACGCTTTCGGCCTTCCGATCGGACCCGCAGAGAAGAGGCCGGGGACGATCTACTCCGCCGCGGCGAAAACGCTGGGCAAGAAGGTCAAGCTCGTCCCCTGGATCATCGACCCCAACACGGGCATCGTCCTGGAGTTCGGGGACCAGTACATCCGATTTTTCAAGAACGGGGTTCCACTTGGCGCACCCTACGAGGTGGCCACGACCTACACCGAGGCGGAACTGCCCGATCTCCGCGTCGCTCAGGTCTCCAGCTATATGTACATCGTTCATCCCAGCCACAAGGTGGGCAAGCTCACGCGCGTGACCGACGTGAACTGGACCCTGGCGGATGTCACCTTCATCGCGGGGGGAGGGGAGGAGACGTTCTCCACCGCGGATCACTATCCCTCTCACATCGAGTTCTACGAGGACCGGCTGATTCTCGCGCGGACCAACACCAACCCTGCAACCTTCTGGGGTTCGCGGGTGGCGCAGTACGAGAACTTCAGCATGAGGACTTCCTACACTGCGGCCGGCACAGCGATGACTCCCATCGCCAGCCCGGGCGTCGTCAACTGGACCGCACACGGGCTTTCAGCGAACGTCGCGATCATGTTCTCAACAACGGGAGCCTTGCCGACCGGGCTGGTGGCCGGCACGACGTACTACGTGATGGCAGCGGCACTCACGGCCAACACCTTCCAGGTCAGCGCGACAGCGGGAGGAGCGGCGATCAATTTCACCGGAGCCACGTCGGGAAATCATACGGTCTACGCTTCTCCCTCCCTGGCGACTGACGCATGGATGAAAACTCCGCGAGTGCAGGCGAATGCACAGATCCTCTGGATCGTTGCCGAGGACGCGCTTCTCTTCGGGACCTCCGAGGGTCCTTTCCGAGTCGGAGGCAAGGAAACGATCCTCACGGGTGACGGGGCATGGTGGCCCAACCGGCAGGCATCGGTGGGGTCCAGCGCAGTCCAGGCGCTTCTCGTTGACGACTTCTGCGCCTTCGTCGGGAAGGGCGGGACGCGGATATTCCGATTCCAGTATGAGCAGGCAGCGGACAAGTACGTCCCCGACGACATCACCTACCTCAGCGATCACCTATTCTCTCCCGCTGCGGGCTCAACCTGGGGCGTGCTCGGCATGGCGCACCAGAGGGAACCCGGCACGATCATGTGGGCCTGGACCTACGACGGGAGACTGCTGGCGGGGAGCTACTCCCGGGCGACGGGCACGATTGGGTGGTCGGAAGTGACGATGACGGGCCTGGTGGAAAGTGCCTGCGTCATTCCCACGGCAACCGAAGACCAAGTGTGGCTCTCTGTCGCCCGAACGATCGGCGGGTCAGTCGTGCGGCACATCGAGTATTTCGCCCCGCGCAACTGGGCGAATATGGAGGACTACCACGGCGTGGACGCCGGGATCATCGTGGACGGGGGGGCGCAGAAGACAGTCACCTCCATCACGAACGCCAACCCCGCGATCTGCACCGCAGTCGCTCACGGCTTCTCGAACAACGACCTCGTGCGTTTCTCGGGAGTTGCGGGAATAGAGGAGGTCAACGGCGTGGTCTACACGGTGAAGAACCGGGCCACTGACACCTTCCAGCTTTTCACGCGCGACGGCACCACGGCGATAGACTTCTCAGGGCAGAGCGTCCCCGCATCGGGCGGGCTGGTGGAGAAGGTGACCAACCAGGTGAGTGGCCTGACACACCTCGAAGGCCAGACCGTGAAGATCCTGGGGGATGCCTCGGTCATCGGGAACGAGGTAGTCACCGGGGGAGCGATTACCCTGGACGAGTATGCCAACAAGATCCACGTCGGGCTTCCCTTCACTTCCGTGGTCGAGCCGATGCAGATTGCCGAGGCCAGGAACAGGCTGAAGCATGTGACGAAGGTCTACGCGCAGTTCTACAAGACGGGGGATGCGCAGGTTGGCGATGGGACTCACCCGGACAAGCAGATTACATTCGAGGGGGTCCCCACGATGGACGAGCAACCCACGGAGCACACGGAGGGACTGAGGGAACTCTTCGACGGTTTCTCCGACTACGACGGGACGGTGAGGATCACCAGCACCGAACCCCTGCCTCAGACCGTGCTCGGGATAATCTGCGAGGTCGAGGTGGGCGCATGATACCTCTGAGGCAACTTCACCATCGGTTCGTCTTCGACGGCAAGGTGAGGCAGTTCCGCGAGGAGGACCTCATCGAGATGCTCGCCGAGAGTGAGCCGGGGATGGAAGACCGGCACATCCGCACCGCGCGGACGCGCCTGGGACACGGGCCAGCGCTCACCTTCACCGTGAACGACCTCGTGGTCGCCTGCGCGGGGGCGACGATCTACTGGCCGGGGATGGCCGAGGCGTGGCTTGCGACCTCTTCACTCTGGCGGTCCTACGTGTTGGAGGCGGTGATCTGGACCCGTGATGTCCTGGAGTGGCTCCAGACGGAGTTCCATCTGAGGCGTCTCCAGGCTGACGTGCAGACGGCAAACAAGGTCGCCTGCCGATTCGTCGAGCATTTCGGTTTCGTGGCCGAAGGAGTGATGCGGGCATACGACGTGCTGGGGCAGGACACGACCAGGTACGCGCGCATCCGGGAGGTTGCCAATGAATCCGGCTGACGAAGCTGCGGTCAAACAGGCTGAGTACAACGCCACGATGGCCCGCAGGGATGCCGGGAACCTCGGGACCGAGGCCATCGCAAACGCCGCTCAGTTCACCACCCAGGCCGAACAAAAGTTGGCACAGGGGATGGTCATCCTCGGCAAGACGGGGAATCTCTCGGTTGATACTGGCGCGGCGATGGAATCCGGGATCGCCCTGGGGAACAAGGATACGGCAGAGGCAACTGCGTACCGCACTGAACTCACGAAGACCGCGAATGATCCCAACATCTACCAGCACGGATCGAAGGAGGCCAATAAGAAGCAGGCTGCCATTGATGCTCTTGCAGCCCTGGGCCCCGGGGGTGCGGCTCTCCAAGATATCCGAAATCCCGACGCACTCCTTCATGCGGGCGGCAGCGAC